GATATACACAATGAACGTTAAGTCTGATTATACACAGAATCAGACCTAATATTTCAAGATGTCTTGATGTCTTTATTCCTTGATGTAAAGATTAAGCATATCGAGGATCAGCTCTCGAAGGTTTCTATCTTCATGCATGAGCTTAATTCGCACCTTTTTATAGAGGCTGGCAGGAATTCTCAACGGATATTGCTTTGTGTCCTTGTTCTTCATTAAATCCGTCATATTTTTATGATTTTTTTCTTTATCAAACTCTAAGCCTGAATCAATCTTTGCCATTTATGAAAATCTCCAATTCGTTAACGATTGCAATCATTTCAAGAGCTGCTTCACTTCGTATGTCGCAAACAGTTCTTCCCTCTTGGACTGCCTTTGCATATTCAATCCTTTGATATGTTCCATGTAAAAATACAGGCAATTCAAAAGACCTGAGATGCTCGACAATTTCATTTCCGATTTTAGTTCCTTTAATTCGTCTGCTTACTACAAACGCAGCTTTAAGTTTCCCATCACTTAACTCCTGACGTTGTTTTACAAGACGTACCAAGTCTTCTGTAGCCCAAATGTCATAAGGAGAGGGTTGAACGGGAATTAAAACAACATCAGCAGCTTTAATCGCACACACTGTCAACGGGGAAACGCTAGGCACACCATCAATAATAATTCGGTGATATCTGTCATTGAATTTCATCACATCTTTATCTAGGGTAGTAACCGGCAAACAGGTTAAATCAATTAGCTCCCCTCCTGATTCTTCGTGCCAGCGTAAAGCAGAGCCTTGACCGTCCGAATCAACAAGCAAAGTTTTAATGTTGCGCTTGGTGTATTCACGAGCCATATTCACGGCCAGCGTGGTTTTACCTGTACCGCCTTTCTGATTTAATATTGAAATAATCATTTCTTGATTCCTTGATGTTTTGAAACAAAGGAATCTTGATGTATTGATGTCTTGATGTCAAGATATTTTGAAATAAAGAAGGGAGCGCAGAACGTCTCCCTCAACTGTTTCCTTCATGGATGGATCAGTTATTCTTCCTCATGCTCATGAAATTCGTCATTTTGCTCACAAATTTCCTCAGATTCCTCATTAATCTCAGGTTTAGGCTTTTTAACGGCTTTGACCTTCTTGGGTTTCTTCATGGATTTTTTAAACTTGGCCTTTTCCTCTTTGTCGATAAACATAATCTCAGCAATATAATTAAGACCACGCACAAAGCCCTCAATCTTTTCTTCGACTTTGCGAAACTCTTTATATATTTTACTTTGATTATCGAGAGCAATGCCATCTATAGGGTCATATTTCTCTTTTTTGATAGCGACAAGCGTTTCGGCAGTAATCCCGAATGCTTTCATGATGTCAGCGTCAGCGGCTTTCTTCTTGAGAAACATGTGAATTTTATGCAGTTCATCTAATCCTGGTTGCTGATTAAAGTTAGTACCTATTGCATCTTGTCGCCATTGAGATGCGACTATTTTTGGTTGCTGGGTACTTGGTTTCCAATTATCTAATGTTACTGGCTCTTCTTCTTTGTCGCTCTCATCTATACTGCATGGGTCAAATTCATAACTTGCTTCTGCTTCGCTCATCTTAACGCTCCCTGTTTATAAATTATTTATAGCCTGTAACTTTTCAAATTGTTTAGGCGTTAGACCATCCTCGACCCACTGTCTAAACTCTTCGGCATCCATTCGTTTATATTTTTCTGCTACCCGTGAATCTTCTCTCAAATGCGTTAAAAACATATCTACATCAGGTATGACGAAGGAATCATAATCATCATTCCTTATGATGGTTACTCGCAAGCTGTCCATATTTAATATCCCTGTTTAAATATTTCAAAATAGCCGCCTTTGCAGCATCTTCCCCCCAGACAGCAACCGCTTCATAACCACGCTCTAATTTGCGTCTTATAAAATCAGCTTGTTCAGGAGTAAGTTTTCCCTTTCCAACTTTTAACTCTACCCACAATCCAGCCCACCAGACCCCAGATTCATTCTGAACTGGTAACGCTAGGAAAAAGTCTAATACTCCTTTTTTGATTCCCATTTTTGACAAATTTTTAGCATGTTGCCAAAGACCAGGATTCTTTTTAACATCAATAAAACGCTCATTGGCAAAATGATGAAAGTCATCGGCCAATTCAGGAAACTCATAATGAAACCAGTTAACTATATTAATATGGTCTATCTGTTCCGGCGTGAGGCTCATTTTCCCGCTCGGATCATCACTGCAATATCATTGGCTCGTTTATGAACTTGGCTCGCCCATCGGCTATCCAGGGCTTCTAAAGCAGCTTGCGTATAATCTTTGATTTTTAGCGCAGCAATCATCTTTTTAAATCCATTCATTTTAGTAATGCCTAGATTAAAATTCATATTGATGAGTGCTTGCCTTACTCCAGGAGGTTGCATTGTGTACCAGTCGCACTGTTGCAGCTCGCTGATAGTTTGTTCCAAATCATTTTTAAACATTAATTCAGCTTCATCCAGCCGAATGCCATTCTCTAAATTTCTTCCCCATCCAATGGTTAAATGACCATTTGTATCAATGTAAGAATTTAAATCTAAACCTTCACAATTTTTAATCCATTCCTGTAAATCTTGCATAACAAGTGTCCTCCTGACAAATGAACAAGTGATTGAATAAGAATTTTGAGATTACAAAAAGAAACCTGTGGGGTTATGCTCATCCTAGCATCCCCACAGGCACAAAATGAAAGCTATCCTTAGCTTGTTCATCTACAACCTTTTTATGCAGCGGCGCGAATCAACTGATAATTGATAACAGCATCATTACCTGGATCAGCACTAAATGTAACTGTCAATGTATCATTGGTTACAACAGCTTGTAAAACTGTGACGTTATTTGTTCCATTATCAACAACCTGGACAAACGCGCGATCACTTGCAGCCAGAGCACCAGTTACAACAAATGCCTCAGCAGCAGCGCCACCAACAGTAGTTACCTGAGAGTTAAATTTAATTATCGCACTTGGAGTAATACCAGCGGCCAATTTAGCCAATGTTACGTTGGCATTAAGAATCTTGGCAGTGGTAATCGCATTGTTTGCAATAGTTAAAGCACCGGAGGCTACTAGAGTAGCATCACCTGATAAAGCAACAGCAGTCGGTACAGTACCAGCAGACCCTACTAATAATTGACCGCTTGGTAAAGCAGCTAACTTGGAGAATGCAATTGCAGCGCCAGAGTTAATATCAGCATTGACGATAACGCCAGCAGAGATTGCAGTTACGCCAGTGTTGGATATAACCACATCACCTGTCATTGCTACAGAGGACGCAACGTTACCAGCAGAGCCAACTAGGATATTCCCAGAAGCTAAAGCAGCTAGTTTGCTAAAGTCAATCGCAGCAGAAGCATTGATGTCAGCGTTTACAATCACGCCAGCAGCAATAGCAAATACACCTGTATTGCTTATTGTACCATCTCCAGACATAGCTACGTCAGTCGCAACGTTTGACACGTTACCAACGAAGATATGACCACTTTGAAGAGTATTTGATAATCCACCACTTGGAGCTAAAGCATCAAAAGTGTTATTTACTGCATCGTAGGTAAAGAAACCAATTTGAGCAGGGGAGTAATAAATTAGGACTAAATCGGTTGCAGTCCATTGAAACTCACCATTTTGTAATAATTCTATATCAGCCGCAATATCGGCTTCGGCTAAAAAGCCCGAGGTTGTAATTTCTGCCAGGGTATTATCACTGACAATAGCTACTATATTAGGATCGCCAACAAAATAACGTCCAATCGCTGTTATACTCATTTAATTATCTCCTTATAATTTTTGAGGGATACTACCTAACTTTTCTCCGTCTCATCTTGTCCAGATTATCCACGCCTAAGAATCCTTCTTTTTCGACCGTTGGATCTGAATCTTTTAATGTATTATTTCTTGCAGCCTTGGCACTATCTATTTCTTCATTATACCCTGGCTTCGTCCTTCTGTCTTTTCCGTCGGTATCTCTACCTTTTACGGGAGCATCTTCATAAGCCATGATTATCTCCTAGTAACGACAATCCTTTTTAGCCGGCTTGTCAGTCTTGCGATCCATCTTTTTGTCCATC